GGAGTGCAGGGTTCTTGAGTTAGAAGTGTTTGGAGAAGTCATTAATCATTTCCGCCCGTGAGACGAGTGAAAGTGTGACCCTTCCGTCGGTCGCTTTGTAAAGAGCGTCCCTGATTTTCGTTTGCAGGTCCTGGTCCGGTTCTGAAATTGCTAGCTCGCGAAAAGCTGCTTTGCAATTGTCGATGGTCGCCTGGATTGGGTCCGGGCATTTGGTGATCCAGTTGCACATTTCAAGAGAACTGTTCACGTCCAGTGGAGCGCGATAGATGCCGCACATCGGAGTGAATTTTCTCTTGAGAAACGTACATTCTGTGATGGGTCTGGCTTTTGAGGCTTCACCTCCTTTGTCAGCTGGTGTGAACACCATTCCGACTTGCTTGAGAGCAATTCCGATGTTTTCAGAAGTGAAGCCTTCATAGTTTTTTGACACTGAGAAGAGGACGTCGTCTCCGTGTGACACAGAGCGCACATGCTCGAGAAACTCATTGGGGCCAGCATTCGGGTAGAGCACTTTGAATGCGTAGTAGAAGGCCACAAGATTCGACCCGGAGTTGATTTGGGTCGTTCCGAACATGCCTGAAGGCAATGATCCGTTGGTTCTGTAAACCACTCCACGCGCTGAGCGAAAGGGATGGTAGCAGAGTTCTGCCAATCTTTGCCTGATTAGGTCGTCCTCTTGGGTTCCGCCGTTCCTGTTGTACCACGCTCTGATGGCATCGTAAACGGCTTGCAAGAACCCGCTCGGTTGTGAAGTGTCGAAACAGGAGTAGTCTCCGTCATCGACTTGTGTTGAAACTTCGTGCAACCAGTCGGCGATCATTTGCCAATCTGGTCCCGAGCAGTTGGCTCCAGAGGTGCAGGTGTTTCGTATCTCGTTTCTGACAGCGTGGGCCATAAAAGAGCCGTAGTACATCCTTGCAGCCACTAAGAGCTTGAGGGGGGTCGCAGAGAATAGGCGTGTCTTAATCTTCTGCGGATTTTTGGGGTCGCATTTTGCGAGTTTGACTCGTTCGTCCTTCAGTGTCTCCTTAAAGATGGGAGGGTCCTCCAACACACCGTCCTTGAGTTGGTTAATGAATGTTTCCATCATTTCCCTAAACTCAGGTTTGGGTGTTCTGTCGTCGTTGATCCACTTGCGCTTCCCTTGGGCACCGCTCTCCAAACAAAGTGGCAATCCTGCCGATGTTGAGAGTTCTATTGGTTCCATTCCCGGAATACCCTCAGCTGAGAGTGCTTGCTCGAGAGAGAGCGTTTCTGCATGTAGCACAGGACCACTAGAGTACCTTGTCAGGACCTCTTGGACTTCGGTCACAAAGTCCTGGGGGACGATGAACGTGGGGTGTTGAAGTTCGTTGATTCCTCGGTCCATCGGATCGAGGTCCGGAGTTGGTCGGAGGATGGACGGCGCCGTGATCGGTGCTGAAACTGCCCCATGGATGATGGACCTGCGGACCTTCGTCTTGGTTGGTTCGAATGGTGTGGGGACCATACCCAAGGGGTCTTTGACTGACGTCACAACTCCACAGGGGGCGAATTGGACCTCGTACTCGAGTTCTTTGTCGAGGTTAGCAAAAACCTCCATGCTTTCCAGCAAATCGACAGTGATGAGGACAGCTTGGCCAGCGCCAAAGCTATTGCCAAGGAAGTGCATACCACAGATCTTTCGCTGACGGGTTGGGTCGATCGCCATGAACGGTGCTCCACAATCTCCCACTACAGTGTTCATGCCTGAGTAGCCAATGGCTGTGCGAGCGGGTACTATGATTCCAGCTTCTTCGCTAGCCCTGTCTATCAGGAAGGGAGAAGGTGCTTGCATGTGAATTGCTTCACCTTCGTGTCGTGTGACAATTCTCCCCGCTGGTAGGACTTTGAAGTTAACGTCCGTGTCCAGCATGATGTGTTTCTTCATACACGTGTGGGGTGTCATGGTTTTTGGGAACCTGATGATCACGAGGTCCAGATCTGGGTGTTTGATCACCGTGCAGTCAGTCCATCTGAAGGTCATTTCAATCGGGTCTCCGTTCTTGGGGTGCTTCACAACGGTGAATCGGTCGGTCGTGATTCTCTCCACTGTGTGTTTGTTGCACCAGGCGGTGCGGGAAGTGTAGAAGAAGATCTGGGACGCTCGTCCAAGTGCTCCTTCTGCCTTGATGTCCCACATGTTTCCTAGTGCGACTTTTGCGACTCCGTCAGCATTCTGATCAGCAGACCCCTGTAGGTCTAGCCTTTCATAGTGTTGCTTAAGCCAAGCGTCGAAGATGTGGAGGTCTTTATCGGATTTTGCCAACCCGACGATTGAACTTTCGGCGCCCATGGAGCGCATCAAGCGGTCAGCGCCAATCTGTCTGGCGAGGAGTTTGTACTGTTCCACCATCCCTTGGTAGAGGGTTAGGGGGGTCCAGTTCTTTCTCTTAGCCGCTTCGACTTGCAACTCCGT